CTGCAGTTCGCGGGACTCACATTCATTCCCTGGCAGAAATGATAATCAATCAGCAGGATCCGGGCGAACTGGTCAAAGGCTACGAGGAGCACTATGCGAGCCTAAAAGAATGGCGGGATTGTTGCGTCACGAAAGTGCACGCCAGCGAGTCCGTGCTAGTGAATGAGTCCGAAGGGTACGCAGGCCGCGTGGATCTAATTGCCGACATCCACGGCGAGATTGAGGTGGTCGATTTTAAAACCCGCAAATTTAAGAAGGATGCAAAAGGCATCTCAAAAGCATCGGGCTATGAAACTGATCTTTTGCAGCTTAGTGCCTATGCGTACGCATTTACGGACGAAGGCATGGCGTGCCGGAACATTCTGATCGATCCAACCACTGGCCAGCTGCAGGACGTTCGGTACACGGCCGATCAAGTTGCCGAGGCGTTTGAGGCGTTCACCTCCATCTGCAAGGTGTGGCGTTGGCTGAAAAAATACGACCCAAGGGAGTCAAAATGAATAAATTGCAAGGAGCAATAGACGTGCTGAGCAAGGCGATTGAAGAGCATAAGCCAAAAGCAGTTTTTGGCCTTTTTAGCGGTGGCCATGACAGCTTGACGGCTACTTACGTAGCAAGCCAGCACCCTGCATTTACAGCCGCTGTCCACATAAACACAGGAATTGGGATTGAGGCGACCAGGCAATTTGTAAGGAATACGTGTGAAAAAAACAGATGGAAATTGCTTGAATACAAAGCAACAGAAAACACGGATGCTGATGGAAATCCGGATCCTCAAAATTACGAAGATTTAGTATTAGAGCACGGTTTCCCAGGCCCTTTTATGCATAACAAAATGTATAACAGGCTAAAAGAACGGCAGCTGCGAAGGTTAGAGCGTGATTACGCGGCCAAGCCAAATGAACCAATCATGTATGTAAGCGGAGTAAGATCACAAGAGTCCATCAGAAGGATGCGGCACACACAAGTTTTGCAGACTGAAGGCAGGCGTATTTGGGTTGCCCCAATTCACGATTTTAACAAAGACGATTGTGGGCATGTCATTAAAGAAGCTGGGCTAGAATTCAATCCAGTTGTTCTTCATACTGGCAAATCAGGGGAATGTTTATGCGGCGCCTACGCGCATGAGGGCGAATTGGAAGAACTGAAGTTCTGGTCTGAAACGCGGCCTGCTTATGACAGACTTATTGATTTGCAAAAAAAAGTAATGGCTGCCGGATTTCCTTGGGGCTGGGAAGAACAGCCGCCTGATTGGTGGAAAGAAAAAAAAGCAGGTCAAACATTCTTGCTGGATTACGACAACGAGGCGCCGGAACACCTTTGCTGGTCTTGCAACAAAAGGCAGGAGAAATCAAATGATTGAGATCCTGCCAGAGCAATCTACCTATCAGCAGCTACTGGATCGCGTTCGTTCGTTAGCCAGGCAACTGGCGGAAGCACGTGCCGCCTTGGCCGCAAGCGAAGCACGCGAGAATGACCTGATCGATCGCATGAGGGACGGCCTGTGAGATCGTTGTGCTACATCGCCGCGATCCTTGGCATCACGTCTGGCAAGGCCGCCAACGTCATGATCGACATGCGGCCGCAGAAAGAAGCCAAGCGGATGAAGGTGCGGATCACCGGCTATTGGCCCGGCGAGGATGAGTGGAGCAGCCGTTATCAATCCAGCACTGGCACCAAGCTGCGTGCCGGCCGCCATTGTGCGGTGGATCCGGACATCATTCCGCTGTGGAGCAAGATCCGCGTGATGGGTGGAAAGCGGGAGTGGGTGGCCGTGGATACGGGCACGGCCGTAAAGAGCAAGAAGGCCAGCAAGGGCCGGATGCCGGTGGTGGACGTGTTTGCCGCCAGTGAAGCGCAGTTTAATGCGATGCGGTTGCCCAAGGTGGCGACGGTGGAGGTGAGTAGGTGAGAACAGCCAAAGCCACGATTATGAGCCGGCGCAAGCGGGCACTGAGGAATGGTGATACCAGGCCAACGTTGCGGCGCTTGGGCGTCATCGCAACCAAGCTGCGGCACGACTTGTGCCTACCTAGCCACGCCAGGCTGGGCGCTGAGCTTGAGTGTTCTTACAAGACCGTCAGCCGGGACATCGACCTGCTGCGGGATTTCTTTGGATACCCGCTGGAATACGACCGCAGCAATTACGTGTGGAAGATCACGGGGCCGCTGCCGGAGGCGGTATTGTGAGCCGCTACGATAAGCTGATTGTGATGGCACTGACGGCCGTGGGTGCCGTGGCTGTGGTTACTGGCATGATTGGCACGGCCCGCAAGTGGTGGCGTGACGGGATCGACGCCGAGTTTTTGGTCATGCTGACGCTGCTTTACTCCGTTTGGGTGTTTGTCGAGCACGTGTGGGGGAAGCGGAAATGAGCACGACCAAAGGATTTTTTTTCACAAATGATCCTAACAAATGGGATCCTCGTTTAGGCGAAAGTGCGCCACACGGGGATGGCTGGGCAAACATACACACGTGGTTTGATACCGATCTGTATCACTGGACAAGCAGGATTTTGTGTGTTCTGCCCAGTCAAAGGCTTGGAGTTTTGGAGGTAGACGCACAATCCGAACAGGAAGCTATTGAGGCGGCGATTGCTTGTGCCGGAAATTTAGAATGACCCTGCCTCAACTCATCAAATTCTTCTCCGCCCGCATCATCGGCACCTGGTCGATGGAGGAGTGGGTCGGCGTGCTGGAGCAGATTAAGGCCAACCGTGGGCGCTATGGGATGGGGCAGTGGGTATGAATATACATAGCGTATATGCCGTGTGTCCTTGCAGTGACTCTTTTCCGAATGGTATTTTTTTAACTTTAGAGGACGCCGTTGCCTTCATTGCAACCATATCGGGCTGGAACCCTGATATTTATAAATTTGAGATTGGAAAATCTGAATTTATTGCCGCTTATGACAAGGACGGACTGCCGATTTTAAGGTAAAATTTATGTCCGTAAAACGCATCCGCTGCACCGACGACGTCCAGAAGCGAGGCATTGCCAGGCTGCGTGAAGCCATGAAAGACCCTAACATGGCTATTGGACTGCACTGGAAACTGCAAAAGGCGCTTGAATGCTTTGAGCTTGGGCACGTGGTGATCAAGGAATTGCTCAAGCGAGCCGAGGCATATCAAAAGCGCGACATGGAGGCCAAGAAATGATCCCCGTCCTACCCCCCGCCGTCGAAGCCATCTATCACAACGGAGCGCCGGAAGGTGAACGCAACACGCAACTATTCAAGCTGTGCTGCCAGATGCGGGATCAAGGGCTTTCGCAGTTCGATGCCGAGACGGAGGCCGAGGCGTGGGGCATGAAGGTTGGCATATCGCAACGGGAAGCGGTGGCGGCCGTCAAGAGCGCTTACAGCAAGCCGGCCCGGGAGCCGTGGCGGCCGAAAACCAACTGGAAAATGCAGGGGCTGACCATCGTCAAGGAAACGCACATTCCGACGATGCCCATCAGCGTTGAAAACGGCCCGGTGGAGAAGTTTTTGACGACTGCTTTTGAGGTTGGTGATTACATCAACATTACCCGCTCTATTAATGACGGGGATCGCGAGCGGCCAGATGGTGCCGGTGAAAACCGCACCCGGGAGGAATGGCTGGAGCTCTTCAAGGGAGATGGGTTGAAGGAATGGCAGGGGGATGCGGTGGGCGTGTATGTGTCGATTAACCCGAATAACAGCAAGGGGCGCAAGGCCGAGAACATTGTAAAGTTTAAGCACGCTCTGATTGAGTTCGACGAATCCACCATTTCCGAGCAGTGGGCGATCATTAAGCGAAGCGGGTTGCCAACCAAGGCCATCATCAAAAGCGGTGCTCGCAGTCTGCACGCCTGGGTGGATGTGGATGCGTCCGGGGAGCAGGAGTTTAAGGAACGGGTGGAGTTTATTTATAAGCACCTTGAGCACAGCAAGCCGGATCCGGCCAACAAAGACGCCGGACGCCTGTCGAGGTTGCCCGGAGCCATGCGCACGGCCACAGGTCAGCAGCAGGAGCTGGTGGAGTGTGGCAAGCCAGCGATTACTTTCATGCAATGGAAAGAGAAGGTGATTTACGGAGACATCCCAGAGGCATGCGATTGGGACAGATTGCTGGCTTTTAAGGAGACCGACGATCCCACCACGTTGCTTGGCAAGCGATGGATTTGCCGGGGCGGATCGGCACTTTGGGTTGGATCCAGCGGGCTTGGCAAGAGCGTGCTGTGCCTACAGGCAGCCATCACTTGGGCGATTGGGCGTTCGTTCTTTGGGATAGATCCGAAAGGCGATGGGCTGAAATCGTTAATTGTTCAGGCTGAGAATGATGAAGGAGACGTGGCAGAGGCGGTGCAGGGGATTGTAAAGGCCATGGAGCTTAGCCCAAAAGAGCTAGAGATGGTGAAAAAGAACGTGGTCATTGTTCGCGATTGTAGCAGCACGGGGCCGGCTTTCGTAGATCGGGCTCGCCGATTGGCTGAGAAGCACAGACCTGATCTATTTTGGGCAGATCCGCTGTTGGCATTCATAGGTGGCGATTTAAGCAACCAAGAGACGGCCGGTGGCTTTTTGCGCAATCTGCTTAACCCTCTTGCTCTGTCTGCTGGGTTTGCCTGGATGCTGATCCACCACACACCCAAGCCAATCAAAGAGGGCAACGGGTATCAGGGGCATGATAAGGCTTATTCTGGGTTTGGCTCGAGCGAGCTGACGAATTGGGCCAGATCAGTTTTAATGCTGGCGCCTTGTGGTGAGGATGCCGAAGGAAAGCGCCTGTATCGCCTTGAAGTAACCAAGCGCGGCAAGCGGTCTAATCTCAATTCTACTGGCATCGTGGCGCAAAATTCAGTGCAGCCACACATCAATCTAAGGCACATCGATCATGGGATGGCATGGATTGAGGCTGGGGATGCGGTTAAAAAGAAACCGGGGCCGCAGGCGGAGGATGTCGATATGTCCAAGTTTAAGGGCTATCCGTGCTCACGTTCAGACCTTGAGGGGTGGGTTATGAAGCAAGCTGATGGCATTTCCGATTCAACTGCCTACCGAATTGTCGCAAGAGCTTTGGGGCTAAAAACCATCAAAAAACTGACGAATGGAACCTATGTTTTGGAGGAAAAAACCAATGCTCCTTTTTAACCTTCAAATTAACTTGAAGGTACCTTCAAGTTCGGTTGACGGTACCACCATCAAGATCCCCCCTTTAAGGGGGATCTTGAAGGTGAAGTCTGAAGTTTCGGAACATCTTGAAGGTTGATGGCTATGATTGACCAAGAAATTTTAGCAAAAATGCCAGGTCAAAACACGCACCCGGCGATGCTAATCGATAGCCTGCGGGATCTGGTCTCTGAGGCTTACGCCACGATAACGGTTAGCACTTGCGGGATATCCAATACGGTCATGGTCATTGAGTACCTCATGGCGAAGGCGCCTGAGCATCCGGCCATGCAGAACATGACGGATACGCTAGATCACAGCGTGCTGGCCATTGTGCTGAACCGCTCCACCGAATCGATGACCAGCGTGGCCAAGCGGTTCAACATCACCAAGCAGGCTGTAAGCAAGAAGGCGCTGAATATGGCAGATCGGCTGGGGATGAGGTTCAGGGCCGGCAAGAGCGAATCAGCCAGAAAGTCTTATGAAGCAAGGGCAAGGCGTCATCACGACAAGCGCCGTCGTGAAACGCCAAAATTCAAAATCGGCGCACTAATGAAAGGGGTCAAATGCAAACACTCAAACAAATAGTCAAGGAACTCAATACACGCCGCGAGGAAACGCTTGAAGCGGTTGGTGAGGTTATCAGCCTAGCAGCCAAGGCCGGGAGCATCATCGGCCAAGCCAGAAGCAATGGCGAGGATGTGGGCAAACTGTTAGACGCTGCTGGTCTAACTGATGAGCAGGGAAAGCGGTTAGAACGTGTCGCCGCACATCAGCACAAGCTGGCAAGCGGTGAGCCTGGGTTGGTTCGCCAGGTCATGCTATGGGCCGAGATGCTTCCGGATCCCATCGCGACCAGCACACCTACTGAGCCTAAGCCATTCTTGTGGCCGGTGATTAAGGTCAGCCAGTGGCTATCCAACAAAGGCATGCGCTATGTGAAGCAAGACGCTGATCTTAAGGAGCAGTTCTTAAGAGAGGCACAGCCCATCGTGCGGGCCTATAAGGAGCTGGGCGGCCATGCGTAAGGAATCTTTTAAGCGCAGGCAAATCGCGGTGGCGACGACTCGCGTCGATTTTTTGAGTGTGGCCTCACGGTCTTAACGTATCATGGGCAGAGAACCTAACCACCGGGTGCGAGCGGCCATGAAGGCCACCGGCAAATCCCGTGCCCAGACCTACCGCGACCTAGCTGTGGGATCTGGCTCTCAGGCCAAGCCGTTGATTAAGGCCAAGGGTGGTGGGCTGGACGTGGAGATCCAGCGGCTTGAGGATCTGGCGGCGAGCCTTGGGGAAAGCGCAAAGGACGACACAAGGGAGGATCGGTCG